TCGGTGGCGGTGCGCCTGATCTCGGGGGTGGCGCCCCGCAGGTACTCGTTCACCCCCGTGACCTCGTACACGTCGCGGGTGATCAACTCGGACACGTTGTACTGCTCAGAGGTGAGAGGGGTGAGGCCGACCGCGGCGATCACGTCGGACAGCGGACGGTCCCCCTTGATCTTCACCATCTGGTTGACCACCTGGGAGGACAGGGCATCCTCTGTCTCCGCGTCCAGTGCGTCGGACTTCACCAGGAACTTGGGGATGTTGCGTCGGCGGTGGGTGAGCATCTGGGAGCGAGACTTGTTCAACTCCGTCTGCAGCGACCATATCTGCTCAAGCTCGCCCATGTGGTAGGGCTGCTTAGGCAGCCAGTGGTTGGTCAGGTTGACGATCGGGCAGCGGGCGCCCTCGACCACTTTGAGCGGACGGTCGCCCTGGGCGGCGAACACGATTAGTCTGATCTCCACCTTGTCCCAGAACTCATAGAGGTCCATCCAGTGCTTGCCGTCGTCGGCGGGGCGCTGGTGCAGTTCGTCGGCAGAGCCGACCCCTTCCTCCCCGATGCCGATGAACTCGTCGGGGATGTTGTCGTAGGCGCCCGACGCCTCCAGTTCCTCGCGGTTGGTGCGGATGCGCTCGCACACCCAACGGGCGTCGTGGAAGCCCGTGGCCATCGGGTCCACCCAGATGTTCCACGGGTCCACGCGGTCAGCGAACAGGTCACCCACCGACTTGCCCTCACGATCGGAGATGGTGAAGGAAACCTTGGCGTAGCCGTCGCCGTAGATGAGGGAGTCCTGGGCGGCCCCCTGGACGGCGCGGCCAGCGCCAGCCTCCAGGCTGCCCCACCAACGGTTCAGCCAGGCCTCCTGGGCGCGGGCGCCCGTGAGGGTGGCGTCGACCGACCAGGGGGTGATCATAAACTGGGGGTCGGCCCCCGAGATGTAGGGGACGATCGTGTTGACCGTCGAGAACGACATGTTGATAACGATCAGGTCGGCGGTCGGGTCTTGGACACCAGAAGTGGAGGGCCAGTGGTCGCCAGTGTACTGGGCTTCCGACTGCTTCCACTTGGTTTCCCGCTTCTCGGTGCGCTGCTTCTGGGCGATCAGCAGCATCTGCCGTGCGTAGCGGGTGGCCTCCACCCACTTCTCGGAGCCGAGGCCATCTTCGACCATGGTGCCAATGATCTTGGGCATTACCACTGGCGGGCGCGGGCTATCTCGCGCCCCTCCGCTTTCGCCGTGTCGATCACATCACGCGCCAACTCGGCCTGCGTGTAGTGGCCAGCGTTGTCGTTCTTCAGACGGTCGATGTTGAAGTGGACCGTCTTGGTGATGTTGCCAAACTTGGGTTCGATGACATCCATGCACTGGGGGCATTGGGCCATGGTCCCAGGGAGCCACTCCCCAGGATGCGCCCAGATGCCCTCATGTTCGATTGCATCCATCATGGTTGGGTGGGGGGCCTTGCGGCCCCCCTACCCTCCCTCCTTCTATCGACTCACAGGAACACGCAGCATGAAGGCGTCGATGTTGACGCCGCACTCTGCGGTGGCCTCGGTAGCGATCTTGAACCCAGGCGCCAGCCCCTCATCGTCGGGGATGTTCGCAGCGGTAACACAGCGAGCCTTGTATTCCCCGTTGATGAACAACTGACACTCATGCTCATGGGCCAGAATCTCCAACAGGTACCACGTTTCGGCAGCTACCACCACATCGGTGGCGGTCGCCAGGGCGGCAGAACCGTCCACGCAGACCAGGTTGAACTCGGCATCCGCCGACTCATCGTATTCGACCGACACAGAGTTGACTCCACGGCCAGCCGCATTCGCTGCGTCGAACAGGCCGAAGTTGAACTCCACGTCCACGATGGCGGGGAAGTAGACGATCGAAGCCACATAGATGGCTTGCTCGTCCCCGTCGGGCAGAATCAGGCCGTCCGCATTGACGAGGAAGAGTGACCCCTCGTCGTCAATGGCGGGCGTGGTCGGCCCAGAGTTCAGGGAAATGACCCCAGGGTGACCCTGGACGATGGCCGCAGTGCTGACAACGTGGACATCCGAGTCCGCAGCGCCAGCCACCGAAGTGATCGTCCAGCCCAACTCCCCGACCAGCCCCGTGGCGGTCGTCCCAGCGAGGAAGTCATCCCGAAGGATGACATGCTTGCGAAGGGATGCCACCGCGTCGAAGGGCGGATGAGCGATTGCGTTCAAAGGCGAGTATGACATTGCAGGCCTCCTTTCACAGTCTGAAACCCATGATTGGGTTCCTCACTTAGAAAGGAGGCCGCGTCGACAACTAGGGCTTGAAATGGACTGGACCCTTGGCCCGAACGTAGTCGGGTGAGGGTTCGTCGCCGCTCCAGACGATCGGGGCTACCTTGTCCTCATGCAAGTCGTTCTCCAGGTGGGAGCCTTCCTTGTGAGTGACTCTGGTAGGAAAGTCGGGGCTGGGCGGGTTTAGCCCCACCTCCGCGGACCCATGGTCACCGCGGGCGCCCAGGTTCTCGGGCTGACGGTAGCCCAGCCCCGACGGCTCTTCCCTCGCTGCGGGAAGAATCGGAATCGTGTCTGGATGCGTGTCGGGAATCAGTGACATGTATCCTCCTACCCACTAGGCGGGCCTGTCGACACGTTCTGCGGCAGCATCTCCCAGGAACGCTTGCTCTCCCACGACTCGTCGCGCCTTTGGCCGAGGCCCTGGTACAGGGGGGAAGACCCCTTCTGAACCGACTTGGGCATGGTGATGGCCAGCACTTCGTCCATGGTGATAGGCCGCTTCACATGGTCCTGCCACACCTGCGGGTACTTGCCGATGTCGAGGCAGGCCTGGTAGGCAATCAGGGTGGCCATGATCAGGTCGTCATGGTTGCCCTCACTAGCCGCGTAGGAGCCTGTGCCGTCCGACAGGAAGGTGCGGGCCTCGTACAGGAGCCGCGGGTCGTGCAGGGCGACCGCCCCGTCGCGGATCGCCTTAGCGAACTCGATCACCATCTTCGGCTTGGTCGCACGGTTGGTGTGCCACCCGTAGCGTGGGGTGCGATCCCCCCGCCTGATCTGGGCGAACGAGTCCATGCGGATCAGTCGTGGGTACTGCCGCATGTGCAGGTAGGTGAGGGGGACCAGCCCCTGGTTGTTGCGTTCGGGGGCGGCCAGAGCCGTGTAGTACCAGTAGGAGAGCCATTCGATCATCGACCCCAGGTCTTCCACAGGCACGTAGGCCTTCAGGGTGGCGCACATCTCCAGGGTGTTCGCATCCATCACCGTGATGGCCGAATAGTCCAGGTCTTCCAGGCCTTCGGACACGTCGGCGGCGACCACGAAGTTGGGGGGCCGCACCGACACCCCCCAGTCGTCGCGTTCCACATAGGGCCACACCCAGACATGCAACTCGAAGTCGCGGTCCTCGTCTTCGGGGATGACCGCCGCTTCGACGGCGGCTGTCACCTTGCTGCCGCTGGCTGTCTCCATGTTGAGCATCGACATGTCCAGCCGCCAGTAGGGGGGCGACCAGTCGTTGTTGGCCTCCATCAGGTCGATGGCCAGGGCGGTGCGGCCCGACTTGGCGAACGCCTCGGCAGGCGTCGACGGGTACTCCTGGTAGAACAGCCACTCGCGTCCACGGTAGCGGCGCTTCATCTGCTCGTACCACTTCTGGTCGCGGCCAGGCACCACGTTCCACGGGTGGAAGCCGCGCTCCCACTCCGAGTCGGGAAGCTCCCCATCCTGCCAGGTGTCAGCGAAGAAGTTGCCCAGCCCGTTGGCGGTGGAGAACAGGAAGAGGGGGCCGTAGGTGAGCGGGTCCAGGGCAGCGAACAGGGATTCGGCGTTCTCCATGAAGGCCGCCTCGTCCATGATCGCCCCGTAGACGGCGCGGCCACGGGCCGCTGCCGCCCCCGAATGGATGGCCGAGAAGGAACTGCCGTTATCCCAGACCAGTTCCTCCGTGTTGTCGGTGGTCAGGACAGGCCCCCGCTCCCGCATCCACGGGGGCAGCATCATGTAGGGAACCTTCACCTTGGAGAGCAGGGTCTTCTTCGCTTCATCCTCCGACTGCTGGGCGGCCAGCCACGGATGGTGCGGGTGGAAGAAGCCGTTGTGGAAGCCGAACCCGCAGGCGATCGTCGTGTAGCCGATCTGCCTGGCCTTCAGCCGTGCCTGGCGAAGCTTCGCTTCACCACGGCAGGCTGCCTCGAAGGTGCGGGTGTCACCGACCTGATAGTCGCGCAGGCCAGTGACCGAATACCCCTTGCCGATGACCTCGATATTCCAATACTTGTTCAGGAAGTATACGGGGTCTTTCGCACACTTGCGCCACTCCAACTCTTGTTGGACTTCCCGCGGAGTGGCGGGCACTTAGGAATCATCCTTGGTTATCATGGTGTGAAGCATCTCCATCAACTCGTCTTCCGACATGTCGGTCATATCGGTTTCCAACGAGGGTTCAAGCTGCTTGTTCACCCAATCCAACCACACCTTAGCAGCGGCCACACTCCGCGGGTTGTCCTTGTCGGTGGCTTGCACATACAGGGACTCCAGCACACTCTGCGCCCGCTCCACCCTATTCAGGGCACGGCCACGCTGCACTAGCTCCCGTTGCAGCCAGGGGTCTTTAGCGTAGCTCCGTAGAGTCTGGGGCGTTACCCCCAGGCTATCGGCCAGCCCGCCCTTCGTCCGCGGCTTCCGTTCCTCTTCGGGGGTGAGAAGCCACTCCAAATACTGCTCCATGTTCGCCTGCTTCTCGGGCGAACCAGTCTTCCACGACCAGTCCTGCTTCCGCTCCGTCTTGGCTATCGGACCCCTACTCATCGTCGGTACCCCCATAGGAGGCGATGTGGTCGATCCAGGTGTTGTCACAGTAGACGTAGTTGGGGTACGACGGGGGCACCCAGTAGGGATAGGACCAGCCGTAATCCTGCGGCCTGGGCTGCCCGCAGGACGGGCACTTCGGCATCGGCTGCCCACACTGGGGGCAGGTAGGCCACACATACACGTTCACATAGCTGCAAGAGTTGGCGTTGACCGCCTCATACTCATTCCTCGGATACGGGTAGGCAGGCATTATAGCTCCTTTGGAATCGACTTCGGATTTGTCTTCTCCTGATACGCCCAGTGCAACATCATGTCCTCAACGAAGTTCACCACATCCAACTCTATCCGCCAGCCCTGCAGCAGGCGCCCCATCGCCTCCGCGTCCAGCGGGATGAACGGTTCCCCAGTCCGCTTACACTCCATCCAGCGCTCCAGCAGCGGACGGTACTTCGTCCAGGTCGTCTTCGACGCCCCAGCCATCCCGCAGGGGCAATGCCACTCCAGCCACACCTGGTCGTCCATGCGGGCGAAGCCCGTCACCAGTTGCGGGGTAACCCAGTTGCCGCACAACCCGCACAGGTCCACAGGCTCCAGCGGCTCAATCGTCGTCCCAGAAACCATCATCATCCTCCAGCGAATCCCCGTCAGGGTCTTCCAGCCCGCAATCGCAGTCCTCCCAGTCCGTACCCAGCCCCGAACCGTTCTCGCAGGTGGCCGACAGGCCCGAATCCACGCCACCACCCCTACCAACAAGCCCAAACGTCGACCAGCAGGCCCTGGAAGGGCCGAAAGAGTGTACCCCACAAGGTCAAACACCGATTTACCCTCAGATTTCAGCCTACCCCCCAACATAGGCCCCCCTAGGGGGCCTGTAAGAAGTAACATACCTACCCTACAGGTATCATCCCCGCATGAGTTACTATACAGGCAGTGATAGTACCTTCAACTTAGGGTACCCCTCCCCCCTACAGGGTACCTCACATCTAAGATACGTACCAGGCCCCTTATTAGTTATTGGTTTGCTGGTCTTATAGTGAGGGGGACGGAGAAGGAAAAGATAGGTCGGTCACGACCTTAGGTCGGCCCATAGATGGCTATGCCTGACCTTTGGCTAGGGACACCTTGATCATAAGGGGTACACCATGACCACACTAGCAGTGTGCCACCATGGCCTAGTCCCCGAGTGGTGCGCTACTTGCCTGGCGCCTACCTTGAAGGCCGAGCGTGCGGCGGTGACGGACAACCGTATCCTCACAGCGGTCGAGGCCAGGATGACCTGGGCCTACGGTAGGAACGACAACGGCCAGGTGGTGCGGACCCGAAGCAAGATGGCCACGGGTGCCTTGCGCCTCGGGAACACACACAAGCGCATGAGCGTAGGCGGGCACTGGGTTGTGTCCAGGCTGGGCCGTATCAAGCCCTGCCCTGTGATGCGGACCAGCTTGGCTGGCGACGCCCCGCTCGGTAGGCCTAAGGCTGGCTCCGAGGAACTTCGGAGTGGCTGGCCGTCGGAGTACACCCGACGGGCTGCTCACTCACCTAGATAGAGAGAGGGCGCTTCGGCGCCCTTTTTCTATGCTCGGCGCACGCACCCGTAACTCCAATAATGGGGCCTATGGAATGCCCTGACAGCGGTGAATAACGAGCGATAAAGCGCCTCTTATCCCCTGCTGGGGCACTCCATAGACCCCGTGAAAGGAGGTGAATATGGCCAAATACGTGAACGCTGTGCGCTCCATTTACCGAGTGTTCGAGGACTTGAGCGAACTCGGGATGGAGAGCGTGCCTGTGCTGCTTCACTTCACTCCCACCAACTATGAGGGTGACGGTGAGTGGCG